TCTTCGTGCTTACGGACCACAGGACATGATTAACAAGTTGGTCGCAACCCACATGAACACTATTGATTACCAGGGTGCCCCACAGCGTTATGCCCTAACCGGCGCGGGTGTTGATGCAGAAAGTGATGCATTCGATGAAGATGACGCAGAGCGTGAGAACATTGACTCCCTACGTAACGGTCCCGGTGAACTCTGGTACCTAAAGGGTGTTAATCAGGTTGGACAGTTTGCACCAGCAGACTCCGCTACCTTTACTGACCCTATGCAGGTTTATACCCGAGCAATGGCGTCTTCTACTGACACTCCTATGCACTACTTTGAGCGTGGAGGCAATGTTCCTAGTGGAGAAGCCCTTCGTACAGCAGAAGCACCTCTATTGAAGAAGGTTGCAGACCGTCAGGCATCCTTTGGCTCTACTTGGAGAGATGTTTACCGCTTCGCCCTTGAAATGGAAGGCGTAAAGGCCGATGTCCAGATTAAGTGGAAGCCAATTGAGTCTATGGACTCTCTTGACGCTTGGGAAGTAGCCACTCGTAAGAAGTTGGTTGGAGTAACTCCATTCCAAATCTTCCTAGAGATGGGTTACGACGCAGAAATTGCACAGAAGATGGTTGACGATGCCGCAACAGCAGCAACCGCAGCCGTCAGCGCAGGAGTTGGTGGTTCCGTTAACACTGACCCAGGAATGAATGCACATAATCTCTTGCTAAAGCAGCAGGCTGATGCACGTAAGGCAGGAACAGCAACACCGGCTACATCGGATGATGTAGTTAACTAATTGGGTGGATGCCCAGAAGGAGTATTAAAATGACAGAAGAGAATGAGACATTTGAAGGTACCGAAGCAGAGCAGATTGTTAAGATGCAGGCTGCGCTAGAGCGTTACAAGAAGGAAAACCAGAAGTTCCGCACAGAACGCGACGGCTATAAGAAGCAGATTGACGAAGGTATCGACAATGACGAGACTCTTAACAAGTTCAAGGAAAGAGCAGTTAAGGCAGAGGCAAAGGTACGTCTACAGGCACAAGGTATCAAGGATGTTGACCGATTGGTCAAGAGATTGAACCTTAATGACGTTACGGTGAACGATGAGGACGAGATTGAAGGTCTTGATGAGCAGATTACTGAACTAAAGACTGATTTCCCCGAGTTGTTTGACGCAAAGCGTAGAGTTGCCGGTAGTGCGGACGCAAGTCCTAAGGAAAAGGTTGCCCCACAGAGGACACCAACCGAAGCCGCTGTTGCAAAACTGTTTAATCACCGCTAAGTTTGCGTTAATACGCAAATAGGCTTATACTAATAGGGTAAGGACCGCACTCCTAAATGGATGTTTAGGGTGTGGTTCGGAACCCAATGGTGGATGCCAAAGAGTTACCCTATCACACACTAATTTCCCATAGAAAAGGAGTAAAATAATGGCCGCAATTATCACAGATTTGAGCACGGACAATGGCTGGATTCCAGTCGAGAAGTCCCCAGATGTTCTTTCTCGTGTTACACAGACCTCCGCAGTGGAGGCTGTCGCTCGCAAGGTCGTAATGTCCAGCGAGTTCCTAGCAGTTCCCCGTTTTGCTGCCGAAGGTGTAGACATCGTTCCAGAGCACGCAACAATTCCACTTGTTGACGCTGACCTTGACGACGTTACACTACAGGCATTCAAGTTCGCCAACCGATTCGGTATTTCCGTAGAGGACCGTGAGGATGCCGTCGCTGACGCGCTACTTGCATATCAGGCTGCTTGGACTTCCAACTTCGCAGTTAAGTTGGACAACGCTTGCCTTGGTGTCACCGGAACAGGTGGCCCATTTGAGTCCGTTTACCGTGCCGTTGGCTCTGGTAACCGTACTGCAACAGCAGGCGCACTCACACTTGACACCCTTGCAGGTGTTTTCAGTGGTCTAGAGTCTGGCGACTTCGGTGGCAACAACGTTGTTATCGCTCACCCAGCCCTAGCAATGGCACTTCGCAACCTAAAGGACTCTGACGGCATGCGTGTCGTTGCAGACCCTCTAGGCGCAGGAGTTCCAACAGTATTCGGCGCACAGTTGGTATTCAGCAAGGGTGCCCGCACCTCTGCTGCTGTAACTGACCGTCCAACCGGAAACCCTCTCTTGATTGTTTCCAACAAGGATAACCTTATCCTTGGAGTACGTTCAGGCCCAGAGGCACTTATCTCTACAGAGGCTCGTTGGGAAACCGACGAAGTTGAGTTGAAGATGCGTGCCCGTCGTGGCTTCGTACTAGCCGATGCATCAGCAGCCCGAGTCATCGAACTCACGGCAGCGGTATAAGGAGGAGATGAATAATGGCTTCTAAGGCTTATGGACAGTTTATTGGCAAGGCTCTGAACAAGGAGATTGACTGGGACTCTGACGACATTCGTGTAATGTTGGTTTCCTCAGCATACTCTCCAAATCAGGACACGCACGACTACCTTGACGATGTTCAGGGCAATGAAGTCAGCGGTTCTGGATACACTGCGGGTGGTGCTGCTCTAACCAGCAAGACACTTACCTACGATGCATCCACGAATACAATTACGTTGGACGCAGCAGACGTAACTTGGGCAACCTCTACGGTTACCGCTCGTTACGCTATTGTATACAACAACACTGGTGCATCTGCGGCTGCAAAGCCACTTATTGCATACGTTGACTTCGTTTCCGACCAGTCAAGCACCGCAGGTAACTTCACAGTTGTCTGGGACTCTGCTGGTATCGTAAGGTTGACAACCGCGTAATGGACGTTAGGGTTGAGGCTACGGTTGCTACTGTAGGTGTGGATATTCTCCATGCCTCAGTAGCGGCTGTGCGCCGGTTTATTCCGACAGTTATGGTTCCTCGTCAGAGAGCCGTAGCCTCATACCCTGCATCCCTTTCATTCGGTAACACCTCTTTGAGTGCAGTAGCACCTGACCTTTCCAAGAACGGAGGACTATACGCCCTCGTCTAATCTCTAAAGAGGTTGACGACGGGCGTATTTCTTTATGGCGATTCAGATTAACGATACATTCACCGGCTCTGGCTTTGGTGCCAACTGGACAATTACCGCAGAAGGTACAGCCTCTACGGGATACGATTCTGTCAATGGACGAGCAACCCTCGTCACACCTTCTACAGTAAACGTTGGTATCCGAGCGGCAACTGCTGCCTACTCTGCGATGGAACTTACCGCAGACGTTTACAAGAACTCAGCCTCCGTTGTTTCCTTTGCCGGTGCTGTCATCATGGCATCTGGTACATGGACAAAGAGCAACGTTGTAGGATTCACCCCGCAGTACGGATTCGTTATGTCTTCAAAGCAGAACGGTTCCACCCTGAACCTTTACCAGTATGTAAACGGTGTCGGTACGGCCTTGACCTTTGCCCCCGCCTTCACTTGGAACGCTGGCTCTGGTGCAAGAATCAAGATGAAGTATGCTGGTGGAACTAGTCTACAGGTAAAGATTTGGGCCATTGGTGGTTCTGAGCCAGCATACACAACTATTGCTGTCACGGCTATGCCAACTGGTTCTGCTGTCCTCTTCAACACAAACGGTACAGCAACCGGAGCCGTTTCCACTGTAGGAGTTGATAATGTTGTACTTGACGACCTTGTAACCGTTGTCAACAGTTCATTCACCGCTCCTGCTATTAGCCCAATCACCATCAGCACCAACATGCCTGTCGTTACAGCCGTAGACAATTCAAACATCAACTATGGTGCCACTGTTTCACAGATTGCTGTCAACGCTGGCGATGCCACCGTGACTACTGTGCGTAATGTTACAGAAACCGCCGGGGTTATTGGGATTAATATTAATGCAAGTGGAGCATATCCTCATGCAGTAGGTAACACATCCTTCACGGCACAGAATGCAGCAATCAACATTGTCGCTGGGCAGGCTACTCGTAACACTGCCACAAAGACGGGTCAGCCAATGTCAGCCGACACTTGGGTTGTATCGAACTTCCCAACAGATAACCATAATGGTGACGGAACGGTCAAGTTGTTCGCTGCTGACCATGACGGTGCTTGCAGTGGTTTGTACAAGTTCAACCCTACCGTTGGTCGAGAGAATGTATACTCAGCCACCATCAACCTTACTATTCAGTCTATGTTTGGTGTAAGTGGTGGAGCATTCTGGGTTGCTGCTATTACTAGTCCTTGGGATGAGACAACTGTTAACTACAACACTCGTCCAACAATGGTTCAGACGGCAACAATCAACATGAATAGTCTAACCGTTGGACAGGTTGTCGCCGTGGATGTTACGAGTGCCCTTGCTCTTGGAACATACGGTATTGCTATTGGATTTGGTTATGACTACCCATATGGAATCACAGTTTACTCTATGGAGTCAGCATTCCCTCCAACCATTGACTACAACTATGAGGTTAATCCTCGCAGCATTAGCCTAAATGCGCCGGTTCAGACAGTAAGTGTAACCGCATCTGGTCACACAGCAACTACTGTAACGAACTCTACCGTAAATGCTACGGCTGCTACCATTAACCTAGACGCTTCCGGTGCAGACGTATTTGCAACGGACACTGTGAGTTTCCTAGCGGGGACTGCACAGATTGATGTATCGACTCTTGACGCAAGAGGAGGTACACCAGACAGAACGGTCACAGCAGAAGTTGCTGATGTCACAATCCTTACCCCTAACAATGTTTATGGGTTCGGAGCAACTGACATCACAATCAATGCAGAAGTTACAGACATTACCATTAATACACTAACGGCAACTGTGTCAAATATTACTGACGTAGTGGTTTATGCCGAAGCGATTGGAGTGAGGATTAAGTTGGTTGGTTTCTATAACAGAGATGAGGACAAGTGGGCTGACTTCATTGAGAACAGCCTTCTTTATCCTGACGATTTGCCGGGTACCGGAGATAGTTGGTTCACATTTGATGAGCAGCCAGGAGCATCAGAGTCTCCAAGTGAGACTGGTGTCGGTGTAGCAACCTATCACGGTAACCCAACCCTACGAGTAGAAGCCCCAGACGCTCGTAGCGCAGTAAGCCTTGACGGTGTAGATGATTACATTACTCTTGGCCTAGCAGGAAGCGGTGACTTTAGTACAGACCAGTCCATTGCGGCCCTAACCCGTCCACACGACAGGTCATTTGAACTTATCATGCGTACAACTGCTACAAGTGGAATTATCCTGTCCGGTGGAGGCTTGAACCTAGAAGTAGGTCCAGATGGTCTATTCTGGTCACGTCAGTTGCAGACACAGAATGGATATGCCATTACCTACTACGAGCAGCGCATTCCTATCCCTAACTCAAAGATTAACGACGGAGAGTGGCACCAGATTGTCTTCTTCTTCAATGACGGAGTTGACCTAGAGT